ATAGCTTGGGGCAAAACGGGCCTTGGCTCTGACGGTTCCCCAGCCCATCCCATACACAGGTCAAATTTGACAGACGCAGCAAGCGGACATACCCACCGCTATCACCTGAGAGACCAATGAGAGGCAAACCAAAAAAAGCCTATAGAGAAGTGTCAAAGCTTCATGGCGCAACAGCAAATTTCGTTTCTCTCGTTGACGCGGGTGCGAACGAAACCCCCTTCACCAGCATTAAATCGAAGAAACATGGAGCCAAAGCGATGCCTATGAAAAAGCGCGCCAAGATCGCCGCACCCGTTAAGAAGTCCCACAAGACTCTTACATCGAAGAAGAAAACCACTACGCCCGAAGTTGATACAGAAACGGTCATTGCCAAAATGATCTTTGATGGGGAGACATTCGAGTCCGAAACAGAGGTAAGCGAGTACATCGCTGCCGCTGAGTGGGATGCCGAAGACGTTGCTATCGTACAGAACGCCGATGGCGACTGGGAAGCACGGCCTGAGGGCACTGATGACACTTCTTTCCTGAAACTCGCTTCGGTTGAGACTGAGGACGAAGGCGTTACCGCTTTCGTAGGTCAGCGTGAAATCGAAAACAAGGCGGACGACGAAGACAACGACGCCGAGGAAGACGAAAGCGACGACGACCTCGAAGCCGAAGAAAAAGCCGCCAAGCCCGGTGACGACGAAGAGGAAGAGGACGAGGACGAAGAGGATACGAAGGGCAAGAAAAAGCCCTACAAAAAGGAAGAAACTTCCACCCCTCTGACAAAGCGTCAAGAATTCATTGCAAAACGCGCATCCGAGCGTAGCAAGGAACTCAAGTTCAGTTCGTGGGATGCCATGTTCACTAAGGGCAACACCCTCGCTAAAGCATTGTCTGACGGCATGGCCTACGACGCGGTACCTCCCGGCTACTACGAAGTGCAGTACGCATTCAATGCGGCTGTGTCTAACATCGTATCTGGCGAAGGTATGCCGGAAGGCACGAAGCAAGATGCACTGAACAAGGCAGCTATGGACTATGCCGAAATCATCGGTGGGCTTGATACCTTCTTCGACGCTTACGTTGAAAGCAGCGATGAAACTATCAAAAAGACTTTTGACAAACCGGAAGTACGCGATGCACTGTCCAAATGGGCTGGTGAATACGGCGACTTCGTTACTGGTGACGACGAAGCACCTAGCAAGGTAGAGAAATCCGCCTCAGCTATTGAACCAGTACAAGCCGCTGCAATCGATTACAGCAAGATCGGCTCTGCAATTGCGGAGCAGATTGCCAAAGCAATCGCACCTCTCGCCGAAGGGTTGGAAGGTGTGAGCGGGACCGTCGAGGCCATGGCTTCGCGGCAACCCACCAAGAAGGCCGTAGACCCCGAAGACACGGGCAATGCGGGGCCGCGCAAGGTAAAGACGGCGGCGAAAGCCGATGATGCTGTCACCAAAATGAGCAAACAAATCTTCGGCTAAGCCTACTGCGCCGCCAAGTGAACTACCTATAACCTTACGACGACAAACACGAGGAACACGAAAATGAAAATGAAAGAACTCCTTGCCAAAGCGGATATGGCCCTGTCCGATCTGACCAGCAGCGGCCTTATGCTGCCGGAACAGTCCGACAACTTTATTCGCATTTTGGGGCAAGACACTAATTTTCTGCAAGACGTGCGGACGATTACGATGTCTCGGCCAAAGATGAATGTGAACAAGCTGGACCTTGCGTCCCGCGCGTTGCACGTCGCCAACCAAGGCACGATCAGTTCGCCATTGTCCGGTGAAGAGGGCACACGTGCGCTTGCACGGGCAAACCGTACCAAGGTTACGACCACCAAAGTTGAACTTGATACCTACGAAGTTATCGCCGAAGTCAACCTTCCTTACGAAGTTCTGGAAGACAACATCGAAGGCGGCGCAATCGACAACACCCAGTTTCAGCAAACCGTGCTGGACAAGCTGGCCGAGCGTATCCGTATCGATATTGAAGACGTTATGCTCAATGGCGACACTGGCTCCGGCGATGCGTTTCTTGCCGAACGCGATGGCGTACTCAAGCTGACCACTTCGAACATCGTCAACAACGGCGGCGCGGCTCTGGATGCTGTTACGTTCAACGAAATGATCCAGACGCTGCCTGACAAGTTCAAGCGTATCTTGCAGCGTTACAAGTTCTATGTCGCACACAACAAAGCAATCCAGTACATGATGCAGGTTGCTCAGCGCCAGACGGGCCTTGGCGACAGCGTACTTGTAGGCGGTAACGGCGTGAACTTCGCACCTTTCGGTGTTCCCATGGTTCCTGTCGCTTCCATGCCCTCCGGTAGTTCGCTGTTGATCGATCCTGCTAACATCCTGTTCGGCGTTCAGCGCAACATGCGTCTGGAATACGACAAGGATACACGTGAGCGGGTCCTTATCATGGTCTTCACAATGCGGTTCGACTTCAAACTCGAACAGGAAGACATGAACGTGAAAGCAATCAACCTTGGCTAATGTTGGTCGCACTACTGAGGGGGGTTAACGCCCCCCTCTATTCATCTTCTAAGGTTCTGGCGTCACACACCCTTAAACCCATAACTGGAACTCACGGAGACTCATACCATGGCCGCTATCAAGAAAGTAAACACAGCAACCCTTATCCGAGGCGAACTGTACACAGTACGGCACCCAGAGGATACGCCAAAGAACCCAAAAGAAGCATTTCGTTTCAAACGTAACGTACCCGTAGTAATCGAAGACCCCCGAATTCTTGCCAAGCTTGAAGACGAAGTCGATGAAACGGAAGACGGTGACGGGGAAATCTACGAAAAGCCACGTTTCCGTATTGATCGCGGAGTTACTGCCCCAGACGACGAAACTTTGCGCGGACGCACACGCCTTTCCGCCTCTCGCTCGGTAAAGAGCAGACCACGCAAACGGATGATGTAGGGTAAACTAGGGGAGGGGTAACACCTTCCCCTACAATCGATTGCAACAGGTGACTAAATGCCTACTACAACAAAATTCTGCGAACTGGAAGACGTTAAAGCCGAACTCAATATGGGTGACGGCTTTTCTGGTGATGATACCCAACTAACCCTTCATATCAAAAGGGCGACAGCGCTTATTCGCACGTTCACTAGGCGTAGTTGGGAACTTGGGACTTATACCCAGTATTTTAGCACTAACGATATAAACATAGCATTGAATAGCGGACGCAATGTTTCGCGGTTCTGGCTTAAAGAAAAACCCGCCACGTCTGTTACCACCATCACCTACAATACAGGTGGCGATTTCGCCAATACCGACCCATTGGTAGAGGATACACATTATTACGTTGACTACGATGCCAACGCTATAGTTATCTACCCGCAGTATATGACTTCTAGTATGCGGTCATTGAAAGCCGTGTACGTTGCCGGGTACGGCGTAAACGATACTGATGCTGACCTGCTAGACGTTCCAGAGAATTTGAAACGGGCCTGTGCAATTCAGGCGGCATTCACGTGGAAGCGTGTTCTAAACGAAACACAAGGCACGGTACAGAAGCAGGACCGCAAAGGATTTGTTAACTACGGTCTAACCTCTTCCGGTCTTATTAAGGACGCTCTCGCTATGGTTCGTGGCGAGACACGTACTTTGGTAGGCAATGGCTAAGGTAAGGGTATACGAAGCAGACGTATCGGATGTAATAGGTAGAACATTCTCGCCTTTACTAGCCGCGCAAGGCGTGTCAGTTCGCGCACAAGCACGTATCACCAGACAGCTAAGGCCCGCGTTGAAGCAGGCACTAGAGGATACCGTAACAGACGCATTCCGCGATGGCGGTGTTTTTCGTACAGGAAAAGGGTTTAGAGAGACTCTATCCGGAGTTAGATCGTTCGGCACAAAGTTCAGCAATTTACGTGGCTATATCCTTGGACCACCGTATATCTACGCCCATGAAAAAGGATCGACCATAAGGGCCACCAAAGCCCGCGCGCTTGCGATACCTCTAGCCCCTGCCCTACGCCCAGATGGTAGCCCTAAACTTCCGGGACCTAGGTCGTGGCAGAACATACAAAAGACTTTCATCTATAAGAGCAAGAAAACAGGTAAAGCAT